ACTTTCATCCACAGGCCCGCCACGTGCGGGCCTCTTCGTTTCTGGAGAACAGCATGGGCAAGCACAACCGCCCGCCACAGGGGAGGGCGCGGCCATGATCGGCATGGACAGGCGCAACGGCCAACCCCTGGGCGGCCTGGCGCACCTGAAACAATCCATCGAGGACATCCTCGGCACGCCCCTGGGCAGCCGGCGCATGCGCCCCGAGTACGGCAGCCAGTTGCGGCGCATGGTCGACCTGCCGCTCAGCGAAGGCTGGAAAAGCGCGGTGCAGGCCGAGGTCGCCCGTTCCCTCGGGCGCTGGGAGCCGCGCATCCGCCTGCAGTCGGTGAAGGTCAGCGCGGTGTTCGATGGCCGCGTCAGCCTGCTGTTGAGCGGGCTCTACCAGGGTGACGGTTTCCAGCTGGAGGTGCAGGCATGAGCATCATCGACCTGTCGCAGCTGCCACCGCCGGACGTGGTGGAAAGCCTGGACTTCGAGAGCCTCTACCAGGAGCTGCTGGAAGCCTTCCGCGCGGCCATGGGCGAAGGCTGGGACGCCGCGCTGGAGTCCGACCCGGTGGTCAAGCTGCTGGAGCTGGCGGCCTACCGCGAGCTGCTGCTGCGCGCCCGCATCAACGACGCCGCGCGGGCAGTGATGCTCGCCTACGCCACGGGCAGCGACCTCGAGCAACTGGCCGCCGGCTACAACGTGGCGCGCCTGGTGATCCAGCCCGCCGATCCGTCGGCGGTGCCGCCGCTGGAGGCTGTGCTGGAGAGCGACGACTCGCTGCGCAACCGCACCCAGCTGGCCTTCGACCAACTGTCGGTGGCCGGGCCGCGGAATGCCTACGTGGCCTTCGCGCTGGGCGCCGACGGGCGCATCGCCGATGTCTCGGCGATCAGCCCCGCGCCCTGCGAGGCGCTGATCAGCGTGCTGTCCCGCGAAGGCGATGGCAGTGCTGCCGAGGACATCCTCGAAGCGGTGCGCCTGGCGCTGTCCGACGAGGACGTACGGCCGGTGGGCGACCGCGTCACCGTGCAGTCGGCGAGCATCGTCGACTACCGGGTGGAGGCGGTGCTCTACATCTACCCGGGGCCCGAGGCCGAGCTGATCCGCCAGGCGGCGGAAGCCTCGCTGCAAGGCTACATCGCCACCCAGCGCCGGCTCGGCCGCGACATCCGCCGCTCGGCGCTGTTCGCTGCGCTGCATGTGGAGGGCGTCCAGCGCGTAGAGCTGGCGCAGCCGGCCGCCGACGTGGTGCTGGATGCCACCCAGGCCGCCTATTGCATCGGCTACGCCATCAGCGTGGGAGGCTCCGATGAGTAGCCGCCTGCTGCCCAGCAACGCTACGCCGCTGGAACGGGCGCTGGCCGACGTGCAGGTAAGCGACCTGCCGATCCCGCTGCGCGAGCTGATGGACCCGCAGCGCTGCCCGCCGGCGCTGCTGCCCTACCTGGCCTGGGCCTGGTCGGTGGACCGCTGGGACCCGGACTGGGCCGAGCCGGTGAAGCGCAAGGCGATAGCCGCGGCGTTCCGCATCCACCAGCACAAGGGCACCATCGCCGCGCTGCGCCGGGTGATCGAGCCGCTGGGCTACCTGATCGAGGTGATCGAGTGGTGGCAGAGCGCGCCCATCGGTGAGCCGGGCACCTTCCGCTTGCGCATCGGCGTGCTCGACAGCGGCATCAGCGAAGCCATGTACCAGGAGGTGGAGCGCCTGATCGACGACGCGAAGCCGCTGACCCGCCACCTCATCGGGCTGGACATCAGCCTGGAAACCCAGGGGCCGGTCTACATCGGCTCCGGCCAATACGACGGCGACATCACCACCGTCTACCCCTATCTCCCGGACGTCATCGAGACCCGCGGCGGCTACGGCCTGCCCGGCCGGGAACACACCATCGACCAACTGAGCGTCTACCCATGGCCGTGACCTACTACGCACTCCTGACCACCATCGGTGCCGGCAAGCTGGCGAATGCCACCGCGCTGGGCACCACCCTGAAAATCACCCAGCTGGCCGTCGGCGACGGCGGCGGCAGCGTCCCGACCCCGGACGCCAGCCGCACCGCGCTGGTCAACGAAGTCCGCCGCGCGCCGCTGAACCAACTGAGCGTCGACCCGGCCAACGCCGCGCAGATTATCGCCGAGCAGGTCATCCCCGAGGACGTCGGCGGCTGGTGGATCCGCGAGATGGGCCTGTACGACGAGGCCGGCGCACTGATCGCCTACGCCAACTGCGCGCCGTCCTACAAGCCGCAACTGGCCGAAGGCAGCGGCCGCACCCAGACCGTGCGCATGGTGCTGATCGTCAGTAATACCGCTTCGGTGGAGCTGAAGATCGATCCGAGCGTGGTGCTGGCTACCCGCGAGTACGTGGATAGCGCCATCGTCAGCGCGATGAACAAGCTGGACCAGAAGCAGTCGGTGCGTGCGGCGACCACCGCGAATATCACCCTGAGCGGCTTGCAGACGCTGGATGGCGTGGCGCTGGCTGCTGGCGACCGGGTGCTGGTGAAGAACCAGACCAACGCGCCGGACAACGGCATCTACCTGGCGGCCAGCGGCGCCTGGAAGCGTGCGGGCGATGCGGATGCAAGCGCTGAGGTAACGCCGAACCTGACTGTTGCGGTGGAGGAGGGCAGCACCCAGGCGGACAGTATCTGGCAGCTCATCACCAATGCCCCGATCGTGCTGGGGACCACTGCGCTGGTGTTCCAGAACATCACTACCGGGCTGGCGCCGCTGGCTTCGCCGGTGTTTACCGGCATACCAATTGCTCCCACTGCTGCAGTTGGTACCAATACTACTCAGTTGGCAAGCACGGAGTTTGTTCAGGCAGCGTTTTCAAGATTTTCCAACTCATCCCAAGTGGCACTTCCATTAGTCAATGGTTTTTATAATAGAGGGGTAAGTGGCTACTGGACTGCCAATGGGAATCTTTACCTTGGTATTAATATAGGTAGAGCAACTTTGGCAGAAGGAAATAGTGTCGCTTTTACTCTTCCTCTTGGGGCAAGACCTAAGTACCAGGTTGGTGGAGTCGGAAGCTTTTCGGCCGATGACCCTCTCTTTTTGGGTGTCTTCACATGGAGTCTGAATACTGACGGTAAATTTGTGATTATATATTCAATTCTCGCTCCTGCCGGCAGCAAAGGATGTGGCTATGGCATGAACTTATGTACTCAACTGGCCTAATAGCTCTCAATTTCTATTGAGATGCTTGCAGTACAAGCTGATTTAAATCTCAGTTCGTGTTAGCAGGATTCTATCTGACAGCAAGCTAGCGTCAGATCCACCAACCGCCTACCGGCGGTTTTTTTATGTCTGGAGAAAACCCTATGAGCTTCTTTCACGGCGTTACCGTGACCAACGTCGACGTCGGCGCGCGCACCATCGCGCTGCCGTCGTCCTCGATCATCGGCCTGGTGGATACCTTCACCCCGGGCGCTCCGGCCAGCGCCGAGCCGGACGTGCCGGTGCTGCTGACCAGCCTGCGCGAGGCCGCTGCCGCCTTCGGCGTGGGCTCGGCGATCTACAAGGCCTGCACCGCCATCTTCACCCAGGCCTCCGCCGTGGTCGTCGCGGTCGGTGTGGCCGAGGTCGAGGACCCGGCGCAGCAGACCTCGGCGATCATCGGCAGCGTCACCGAGTCCGGCCAGCGCACTGGCCTGCAGGCGCTGCTCGACGGCAAGTCGCGCTTCAACGCCCAGCCGCGCCTGCTGGTGGCGCCGAAGCATTCCGCCACCGAGGCCGTGGCCACCGCCATGGACGCCCTGGCCGGCAAGCTGCGCGCCATCGCCATCGTCGACGGGCCGAACAGCACCGACGAGGCGGCCATCGCCTATGCCGGCGAGTTCGGCAGCAAGCGCGTGTACCTGGTCGACCCCGGCGTGCAGTACTGGGACACCGAGGCCAGCGCCACCGCCGACGCCCCGGCCTCGGCCTACGCCGCCGGGCTGTTCGCCTGGACCGACGCCGAGTACGGCTTCTGGTCCTCGCCGTCGAACAAGGTGTTCACCGGCATCACCGGCACCACCCGCCCGGTGGAGTTTCTCGACGGCGACGCGACCTGCCGCGCCAACCTGCTGAACAACGCCAACGTCACCACCATCATCCGCGACGACGGCTACCGCCTGTGGGGCAACCGCACCCTGTCCAGCGACCCGAAGTGGGCCTTCGTGACCCGCGTGCGGACCCTCGACATGGTGATGGACGCCATCCTCGCCGGGCACAAGTGGGCGGTCGACCGCGGCATCACCAAGACCTACGTCAAGGACGTCACCGAGGGCCTGCGCGCCTTCATGCGCGACCTGAAGAACCAGGGCGCGGTGATCGACTTCGAGGTCTACGCCGACGCGGAACTCAACACCGCCAGCCAACTGGCCCAGGGCAAGGTGTACTGGAACATCCGCTTCACCGACGTGCCGCCCGCCGAAAACCCCAACTTCCGCGTGGAAGTCACCGACCAGTGGCTCACCGAAGTCCTCGACGCCTAAGGAGCAACACCCATGATTCCGCAAACCCTGAGCAACACCAACCTGTTCGTCGACGGCGTCAGCTTCGCCGGTGACGTGCCGTCGCTGACCCTGCCCAAGCTGAGCATCAAGACCCAGGACTACCAGGCCGGCGGCATGGACGCGCCCATCGCCCTGGACATGGGCCTGGAGAAGATGGAGGCGAAGTTCTCCACCAACGGTGCCCGCCGCGAGGCGCTGAACTTCTTCGGCCTGGCCGACCAGAGCGGCTTCAACGGCGTGTTCCGCGGCTCCTTCAAGGGCCAGAAGGGCGACGCCGTGCCGGTGATCGCGACCCTGCGCGGCATGCTCCAGGAAGTCGACCCGGGCGACTGGAAGGTCGGCGAGCTGGCCGAGTTCAAGTTCAACGTGGTGGTCAGCTACTACAAGCTGGAAGTCGACGGCCGCGAGGTCTTCGAGATCGACCCGCTGAACTCGGTGCGCCGCGTCAACGGCGTCGACCAGCTGGCCGCGCTGCGCGGCCACCTCGGCCTGTGAGGTGCGCGCCATGACCCAAGCACAACCGGCCTGGCTCAGCCTGGGCGCCGACGCCGCCACCGTGCGCCTGTCGCGCCCGGCGCAATGCAACGGCATCAGCGTCGACAGCCTGACCCTGCGCGCGCCCACGGTGCGCGACATCCGCCTGGCCACCCGCGTCGGCGGCGATGCGGAGGAGCGCGAGCTGCAACTGTTCGCCTCCCTCGCCCAGGTCAGCGCCCAGGACCTGGAGGGGCTCAAGCTCAGCGACTACCAGCGGCTGCAGAACGCCTACTTTCGCCTGGTGCGCGAAGACGGCGACGAGCCCGGCGCGGATGCGTGAGCTGGCGCGGCGCCTGGCCCGCGAGCTGGGCTTCGGCGCCGCCGACCTCGACGGCATGAGCCAGGGCGAACTGCTCTGGTGGCTGGCCGAGGACGCTGCCTGAGGGCGCGGGAGCGGCGTGCATGCGCCGCTCCCGCCTTTGATGGATGGAATGAGCGATGAGCGAGAAACAGAAGATCAGCATCGTGCTCGGCGGGGTGCTCGACGCCAGTTTCGGGGCGGTCGTGGCGGACGCCAAGGCGCGTGTGGAAGCGCTCCGGCGCGGCAGCGAGCGTGCCTTCGACCTCCAGGGCCTGGTCGGCGAAACCCGCGACCTGCAGGCGGAATACCTGCGCCTGCAGCGCGTCGGCGACGCCCAGGCGGGCACGACCCTGCGGGCACTGGAAGGCAACCTGGCGCTGCTCAAGCGGCAAGGCCTGGAGGTGGGCAACCTGTCGAAGCTGTATGAGCGCCTGGGCCGTAGTGTGCGTGGCAGCGAACTCAGGGCCCGGGGCTGGGAGCAACTGGAGAGCGCCGGCCGCCGCTTCGGCGAGCTGGGCAGGTTCGGCAGCGCCATGGGCGTGCCCATCGGTATCGCCGCGGACTATCAGGAACGCATCCGCGCCCTGGCGATCCGTGGCGGTATCGCCGGCACCGCGCAGGAGCGGCAGCTGTCGCAACGGATACAGGAAAGCGCGCAAGGCAGCGGGATGAGCCGGGACGACAGCGCGAGCCTGCTCGCTGCGCTGATGGACAGTGGCATGCGGCAGCAGGATGCCCAGGCGCTCCTGCCGCTGGCGGCGAAATTCGCCCGCAGCCAGGGCGCCGGGCTCGCCGACACTGCGGCGCTGCTGCGCAGCCTGCAGGTGAAGGCCGGGCTCGATACTCCCGCCGAGCTGGCGAAGACGCTGGACTCCCTGGCCTTCCTCGGCCAGCGGGGCGAGTTCGAGACGGCGGACCTGGCGCGCCATCTGCCGGAACTGTTGTCCAGGGCGCGCCCGCGAAAGGGGCAGGGCAGCGAGGCCGTCGTCCGCCTGGGGGCCATGCTGGAACTGCAGATGCGCAAGAGCGGTTCGCCCGAAGAGGCGGCCGAAAGGGTGGGCAAAGGGCTCAAGGGTCTGCTGCCGGCCTCGGGCGGCGGAGAGGCGTTGCGGCACCTGCAAGCGCAGGCCCTGAAGGCCAGTGGAGTGGTCGACAGCCTTCTCCTCCAGCGCAATGACACGACCTCGGCCCGCATCGGTGCGGCGCGGGCATCCAGCGAGACGCTGCTGGGAGCCGTCGGCGATGCGCTCGTGCCTTACGTGGACCCTGCGCTGGAGGTGGGCTCCGAGGCTTTCCGCCGTGGGACGCAGCTGGTCAACGAGAACCCCGGCGTGGTGGCCTCGGCGGTGGGGCTGTTCGGTGCCTACAAGGGTGGCCGGGCGCTGTTCGATGCGGGGCGCGGCGCCGTGAACCTGGCGCGGGGCGGCCTGCTCGGCGCAAGAGCCGGGAAGCTGCCGGAGATTGCGTTGCGCACAGGCAACACGCTGAGTGGAGTGCCCGCCGTGCTCGACGCGGCCGGCAAGGGCGGCGCGCAACTGGCCCGCGGCGGTCGCCTGCTGCTGCGCGGTGCCGTACCGCTGAGTGCCGGGCTGGCCGTGCTGGGTGCAGTGGATACCTACGCCAGCGACGGCTCTGTCCAGCAGAAGGGCGAAGGCTATGGCGGTGCCGCCGGCGCCCTGGTGGGAACCGCGCTGGGCGCCGCCGTGGGCTCGATAGTCCCGGTGGTGGGCACGGCCATCGGCGGTGCGCTCGGCGGCCTGCTGGGCGAGAAGCTGGGCGGCTGGGGCGGCGGCAAGCTCGGCGCCTGGCTGGGCAAGGAGAGTGCAGCGGCGAAGGCCGAGGCCGCCAGTGCGCCCGAAGCGAAGCTGCCTCCCGCCGCGCCAGCGATACCGCCGGTGCAGAACTGGCACTTCTCCCCGCAGATCACCCTGAACGTCGGCGGCGGCCTGTTCGAGCCGCGCCTGCTGGCCGAGCAGCTGCTGCCGCAAC